GGTTCATGCCGGTGGTGCGGACGGTTCCGATAGCTTATTCAGCCATCCTGGCATCGTCTGGCAAAGCCAAGGGCGAGGGTAATGTCCTGGTTCGCAACATGGGCAATTCCAGGTTTTACTTTATGTGGACGTCTGGCGCAACAATGACCGAATCGGTGCCGCTGGATATTGTCTCATTTGATGAGGTCCAGGAAATGAGCATCGGCGCGATGGAAAAAACCGCCGAGCGTATGTCAGCGTCGCGCATCAAATACACGCTGATGGGCTCGACCGCGAACTGGGAGGATCAGGATATTCACTACTGGTACAAAAAAGGAACACAGCACCAGTTCTGGACCGAATGCCAGGATTGCGGAGAGCATCAAATTCTTGAGGAGGCTTTCCCGGAGTGCATTAAATTCGACTACGACGCAAATGATTACCGGTATGTTTGCCGTCATTGCGGAGGCTGGATAGACGATTCACAAATCGGTGAGTGGCGTCCGAAAAACCCGGATGCCAAGTCCATGAGTATTCACTTCCCGCAGTTGTTGTCGCCGACAATCTCGCCGCGTGAAATCATCGAGGCGTATTTCAACGCCGAGGACATAAAAAACTTCTTTAACCGGAAGCTTGGCAAGCCCTACACCGATCCGTCTCAGGTGCCGATCAACATGGAAATGCTCAACGCTTGCGCGTCCGAGGGTGCACGCCTTGGCGTTGAATGGAAAGATCGTGGTAAAGGCATGTTCATGGCCATTGACCAAATGGGTGCGTTCAATGTCGCGCTGGTTGCCGAGCGGCTTGAGTCCGGCCACATGGCGATTGTTCACGCCGAGGAAATCTATAGCGATGACCCATTCGCTCGCTGCGATGAATTGATGCTTTCTTATGGGATTACGGTCTGCGTGCTGGAGCAGCTCCCGAACTTTAATGATGCACACCGGTTCGCCAAGCGGCACGAAGGTAAAGTGTTCCTGGTCGGCTACGCCACCATGGGTGATGACTGGCTGCGCTGGGGTGACGCCGTACCCAATACCGCCGAACGAAAGACCTCGGACGAGGACCGGGTTCGCTATACCGTGACGATAGATCAGTACCGTGCCATGCAAATGGCGTTCGAGAAGATTCAGAAGAAAGTTTGCGTGTTTCCAGACCCAGAAGGTTTGGTTCAGGAAGTCCAGGAAAAGGGCATCAAAAAAATGGTATCCGTGCTTAAGGAGCGGGTATTCCTGCATTTCACGCGCACGGCGCTGATTGCTCAAAAGGACGATGAGGAAAAAAAGTACCGCAGAAAGGTGGTTAAGGTCGGTATTGACCCGCATTTCTCGTATGCGTTTATGATGCTGAATGTCGCCTGGGCGCGTGCACACGGCACGACTTCATTCATTCTTCCGGATACTAAGGTGGAGAAAAAGGAAATAGAAAAGGCTATGCCAGGCTTGCCGGTCGGCGTGGTTAGCGCCTTGAGTTTGCCTGCGCACGATGTGTGCGGAAAGTGTTCGGCGTTTGATAGTGGCCGCTGTAACTATCAAAACGTTAATGTCATGGCTCTTGATCCGGCTTGTATTTATTTTTTGCCTGAATAAGTAAAAATATATACAAAAAACTTTACTTATTTGGTAAATCATTTACACTGTAGTCATCTGAATAGATTTTGCCGGTTCACTTCGCGGTCAATCAGAACTAAACCGGATTTTTATAACTTAATTGGAGGCGCAGATGGCTCATATGATCGACGAAACAACCGGCAAAGCTGCAATAGCATTTGTCGGTCAAACACCTTGGCATGGCCTTGGTCAACAATTAACTCCAGGTCAAGGAATTGACGTGTGGCGCAGAGAAGCTGGTCTTGATTATGACGTTCTGCGCTCTCCGGTTCTGTACGGAATTAAAGATCTGGCGGCAAAAATGGGGTTCTCTGGCAAAGATGTACTTTACCGTTCTGATACCGGTGCAGCGCTTTCGGTAGTTGGCAAAAACTACAATATTGTTCAGCCGTCTGACATTCTTGAATTTTTCGGTCGCCTATCTGAGATTGGTGGATTCGATCTGGAGGTTGCCGGTGCTCTTTCTGATGGAAAGAGGGTGTGGGGACTGGCCAAGGTAAGCGATGGTGCTCCGGTTATTGGTCAAGACATTGTTCGGCCTTATGTGCTGTTCGCCACGTCATACGATGGCACGATGGCTACGGTAGCAAAATTCACGGCGATAAGGGTGGTGTGCCACAACACGATAACTATGGCTATTGGTGCTATCAACTCTGAAACTGGCATGGCTTACGGTAAATCTGAACAAGATACCGAATGCAAAGCGGTTTCCTCCTTGGTCAGAATTACGCACTCCAAAAAAGTCGACGTTGAAGATGTTCGTCAGCGTCTAGGCATTGTCGCTGACATATATGAAAAATGGATGGTTCAAACCCGCATTCTGGCTGAGCAGGAAATGACTATAGGGGCCGCTGATAAATTCCTTTACAAGCTGATCGACTCCATTACGCCGATTCCGGCGGCAGGCAGGACAGTCACGAATATCCGTGACATGAAATCCTATAAACGCATTATGGATATGTTCAACGGCGACTTGATAGGTAACGATCTTACTGAAGGTCAGACTCGCTGGAAAATGCTTAATGCAGTTACTGAATTTGTCGATCATGAGCGTGGCAAATCCGGTGACACAAGATTATCCGGAGCTTGGTTTGGGGTTGGTGAAGGTATAAAAAACCGCGCCTATCAAATGCTGGCTACGGCCGACTAAAGAACATCACAGCTGATGTGCTCATTCTTTCGGGGTGGCTACTTATCATGGGGAGTATTTATTATGGATAAAAAAGAAATGGTGGTAATGGTAGCGGGTCTTGTGGTTACCATTGGTGACGAGAATTTTCGGATTGGTGATAGCTGTATTGGCTATCCGATTCCGCCTGGTTATTCACAAACACAGGTTTTTCGTTTGATTGAAACCATTGCAAGTGCTTTGAGTGACTCTGTAAAGGCTAGAGCAAGGGATAGGATGGTCAGAGAGTTTTCTGATTTTTTGCATAGGACTGTTTAAAAAGGCGGTAGTTATGAGTCACACAGAAGAACAGGCATCTAGGTTATGGTGCCCTATGGTTCGCCATAAGGCGGGGTGGAATGGTCATCACGCCGATGTTGACAGGTCCGGTTCAAACTATCAGTACAAATGCAATTGCATCGCTGACGGGTGTGCTATGTGGCGGTGGAATGAAATGCTGATGAGTATTAGTTTTACAGCTGATTCAGTCGAAAATCTCCGGACAGGCTACTGTGGGCTTGCTGGCAAGCCGCTATGAGAATATCAGGTATTTGCGCAGAGTTCGGCTATGCGGTGCAAGTTGTTGTTGATGGCGAAAAGCGTGATGCGACTGGCGAGGAGTTGGCTCATATCGTTGCCTGCGTCAATGCTTGTGATGGGGTTAGTGATGCCGATTTGACGCCAGTGGCATTTTTGGTGGCGATTGGTTCATACTCAAATACGGAGCAATCACGTCGCAGTCTTTATGAGTCTCTGATACAAGCTCAGCGTGATATGGCCGCTATTTCCATGGATGTTTCTGAGTGGGAATGCGAAAGCTGCAACAAGTCTTATCGCGGTCCCCCGCGACCAAATTGGGGATGTGTTCAATGCTCATGCTGCGGCGGTAGAACATTGCCCAAGAATGCTACGATGCTTAATAAGGCGAATGCGAGAATTATTGAGCTTGAAGAAATGCGCGACAAGCTTCTGAATATTCTAAATAACGGCAAAAACTTTAGATAAAGGTGATTTATGACTGAAAAAATTGAAAATACAGCGGTTTCTGTAGAGACCACGCACGAAAATCTGGCAAATGAAATAGAGATTAACGGCGGCACAGGCTGGGCGTATCGGGTCAGGAAGCTTGGGAAGGAAAACGCCAAGCTTGAGAGCAGCTATACAGACCTGTTGATTGTTAACAATATTCTCATTAATTTTTTTGATGGTACTTACGACTCATCGTTCAAGGGCGATCAGTCTAAATCCGATCTGTTTTTGGTTGGTATTCTTGATAAAATCAGGATGTTTGTTGAAGCTTCCGGCGTACGCAATGGTGATGAAAATGTTATGCAACACTAAGTTTACGCGTGGCCCATGGTTTGTTCGCTACTGCGACGATGATAAATTCCAGTGCATGACTGTTATCAGCTCTAATGATTACGGGCCTTCGAATAGGAGTCAATTCGATAACGAATCGGATACCGTGGCTATTGTTCTTCACCAGTTGGGTCCAGCTGTTTCGCATGAGCTTGATGATTTCGGCGATGCCAATGCTAAGCTTATTGCCGCTGCTCCAGAATTGCTAATTTCGCTCAAGGAACTGGTTAAGTTACGTAAGATTGATTTGAGTAGTGAAACCGACTTTTTGTGTGATTTGCCATCACAAAATGCCGATATTATTTTGTCAACTGCAATCCGGTTGCTTGAACGGTTGGGGGTTGAATGAGCGAACGATGCCCATATTGCGGCGGAGACATCGAAATAAATCACGACGATGGCTATGGTTATTCAGAGTACGAAATACACCAGCAGGAATGCGGTAATTGTGGCAAAAGCTTTGCCTTTACGACGTCGAGTGTTATTTATTACCATCTGAAAAAAGCAGATTGTCTAAATGATGGCGAGCACAGTTATCAAGAAACTATTACGTATCCGCGCCGGTATACGAAACTTAAATGTTTACAATGCGGCGATGAAAAACCGCTTCCAGATGAGCGTCCATATTTAATCAACGGCGAAGATCGCGCAACAAGCGGCGCAATCGGACAACCATAGGAGTTGAAAATGAATAGAGAGTTGTTGAAACAAGCGCTAAGCGCTTTAGAAATGAATCACGAATGGCACCAAAATCATGACGACTATGATGGATATCATGAGAGTGATTATTGTGATATCAATTTGGCAGCAATCAATGCAATCAAAGTAGAACTTTCCAAGTCAGAGATTATTGATGTTGTTGATCGCGATTTGGTGGCTAGTATTGGAAATACGGGATGCTCCGATTTAATTTGGCGTGCTGGAGAGCATGGTCTGGTGCGCGATTACGAAAAAATGGCGGACATGATTGAGAAAAGGCTATTGGATAATTAGATAGAAACGTTCTATTACTCGATAAACATAACCGGCCTAGCGCCGGTTTTTTTATGCCTGTCGTGACTGTTTAATGGTGAAAACTATTTTGGACATAACTATGATAGACCAAGCACAAAACGTCGCTTTTAGTGCCGACGCCCCGCAAGATGAGCGCGCTGACGCACTGGGGCAGCTGCAAAAATCCCATATGCCTGGTATCGGCGACCTATTGCCGAGCGACGATGTGCAGCGGGTTATTGATGCGATTGAAGCTGGGTATGAAGATCAGCGTTTCCAAAAAGCTTTAACGCACAATGTAGTGCCTTTCCCATCCTATCGAGCT